TCACACTCTGAAACACCAGGAGAAGAAATGGTAGGAGGGATGGAAATTTGAGTAGTACCAGACTCATTTGCACCAACAACGGGAGGAGCAGCCAGAGTTCCACTAGCAGCAAGAGTCGGAGCGGGACTGGAGGCATTGGTAGAAGCAGAAGAAGTAGACATGGAATGAAGTAAAAGTATGAAGCGTACTAGTCTTAAAGGCACTACAGACGAATCTTACAATGGTTCTTGGAAATATAAATGACACGGCTTTGCATTCTGAAAGGAGAAGGGAAATCTTCAACAACAACAAACTTGAAACAATGATCTTCGAGCATTCTAGTAGCTGAATCAAGATCTAAACAGCTGAAACGGCGGTAATAGGAACGGGATTGATTTGGGCGCAACGCTTTGACGCATTCAACAAGACATGCTTTCCTTGGATCCAGAACAACTGCAACCGGCTTCTTGGGGTAACTCCGGCGGAAGAAGCGGTAGTTGCGTAATTTGACCATGTAGGAAATGATCTGCGCACACTCATCACCAGAGAAGAAAGGGTACATGATCTGAGTGGCGGTCCGAAGGAACTCCACCTCGTCAGGATCATAATCGGTAGCTCGACTAATGTAACTTCGATATAGCTCATCAGTTGAAACGTTTTCATCCGGTAGCCGAGTAAGGTGCTTCATGAAAGCACGAATTGGATCAACCAAATACCGTTTACCGTTGTGGAATCGGCCAGCATGATATGGTACAGCACCAACGTCAATCTTCAAGATAACATTAGCAAAACATGCACGACCGGCGAAACGGTGAGGTCGAAGTGAGTCAATCCAGCCATGAACGTCATCACCTTTTTCAACAATATAGGCAGTGTTTGCGTCAGCATATTTGCAACAGACAGAAAGCAGTTCCATGATGTCATTTCGAATAAGGGTCCACGGATCACCAGAACCAAGATTGAAGCAAACCTGACCAGAGACAGCACCCTCATCGCGAGACTTGATTTTGTAGGAAGAACTCCAAAGCAAATAAAGTTCGCAGTCTTCATCAGAAACACCAGCATCCCTCAAAGTGAGCAGGAATTGCATAAGCATCTCAGCGGTATGACTAGAATCTTGCTTGCTGACGTCGGCCTGGAGATTCTTTGGTCCGGTGAAACTCTCGCACAAGCCCAGGTCGCGGATTCGTTTGGAAAGTTGATCATCTGTCATCCCGTAGTCCAAGATGATACCGGGCCGTAACATTCGAGCAATGTTGAAGTAAGCCTTTTGTTGCGCGTTTGCAAATCTAAGATTGAAGACCTTTTGATTGGCAAGAATACTTTGACCGTAGGGTAAAGTGGCAGCGAAAGAAGCGACGGGCTTTGCTTTACTTTGAGTCTTGAACTCAGCGTCCACACCCAGGCTTCTTGCAGTCTCACCGAATGGTTCAGAAATCTCAAGCTGCTTGACGGCACCAGCGAGCCTTTCGGCAAGCCAGTTGTAGGTCGCATCAATGTCGGGAACGATCACGTAAGAACTGTCGTAGTAGCATTCCTTAAACCTCTCGTGATACTCTGTAGCATGGCGCATTTGCCGATGTGTAATCCGAGATAATTTAGAGGTGCCCAAGTTCCGGTCGAACAAGTTCTTGGTTGAGTCAAAAGCGCTTTTGTTCTGATGAATCGCTGCCATGAGGTTAGCATTTTCGAATTCACTCCTCACGGTGTCAGGTTGAAGCGGCGGCGGTGGTCTGGAAAATTTGGCAGGGTGAATGGGAGCAAGCATGTCCAAGTCGATAGATGTGGGGTCAGGTAAAGAAAACTGCGTTTTCGTATTGACAACACCCTGAATATCAACGGGTTCCTCAATCAGTTTGGCGGCGACAGGATCAAATTCGTCTTCTTCCTGAATAGTGATAGGACAATCATTAGCGATGGGATCACTGACAATGGTGCGAATCATGTCCAAAGCACTTTCAACCTTTTGAGCGGGCCTTTTTCCGAAGAGCAAGTCAGAAGCATTTTGGGCTAGGAAATGACGCCCGGCAATCGCTTCAGCAACCACGAGTTCAAAGTCGAAAATGGTTTTATGGGCCGCAATCGGGCATTCCACAACCATAAACTCGGTGTGCCTGCTGTAAGCAACGCTCTTTCGATTGCCGTACTTTGTCATCCACTCAAGCCCAGTCAGATTCGAACCTTGGTAAAAGCTGGTTGATTTGCTGCGAAGACCTTGACTTTGACCTATTGAAACACTGAATCTCGAAGGGGCTTTAGCATCTTGGTGCATGCAGAGCATCAGATTGGAGACGGGTGCGTGTCGGTTGATGAAGAAGATTGAAATTTCTCTCTCGCCAGTTGTTTCATACCGGTCTGACAAGTTATTAACCTTCTTGAAAACAGCGTGGGCATCACGTGGCATCCCCAAACTCGTATGAAGTTCGAAACGATTTCGGAAAAGCATGTTGCCAATGTCAATTGCACCTCTCTCTCGCTGATAACGATCTCCAATGAATATGACTCTCCGCGCCCCAAGTTCACCGGCTACTGTCATGATCATTCTAAGCTCAGGTAGTGAAAAGTTGAACACCTCATCGATCACGAGGTATTGAGCGGCAAAGTTCGTGATGTGTGCAATGCCGTGTCTGCTGACGCAAAAGTTTTTAACGCCCAACTTGTTGCATTTGTCTCGCCAATCAAGTTTCAGCATGTTCGAAGGGACCACAACAATTGCGGAGTGACCTTCACGAGCTAAGAACTCACGCACTAAAGAACTCTTCGCTGACATTGCAGGTCCCTCAATCAAGAGTTTAGACGTCAATCTGGGTCTGCATTTCATTGCTCGATTGATAAGCGCGTCAAACTTTGCTTGTATGCGAGGTTCTGGTGAGTAATGCATGTTCCGGACTTTCTCCATATTGAACTCTGAAGAGAGCGTGTGAGTCACTTGAGCAGGGCAGACCTTAAAATGATTCTTGATAAGATCAACACCACCGTCAGAAGGCAATGCCAAAACGCCTGGACATCCTTTTGGAAGCGCTTTCCCGAATCTCTGAATGTACTCATGATCAGCAGCGTGTTGTGGGACCAAGCCACTGACGGGTGCGTCAAAACGCATCTTGCGCTTGCTCCTGCGGCTTATGTCACGTTTCCGCATGCAGAAAGCTTGCTCTTGACCGATTGCATCCTCAATAAAAGCAGCTGTGTTATCTGCTTCTTGATCGCTAATCAGAGGATCCTTAGAGCCAGCGGTGTCAATAGGTACTGCCGGGGTTAGCGAAGGAAGAAGATTGAAGATCGGTCTGTAGGATACATCATCATCATCTATTCGAGCGAATGATGGTTCACCAGCAGTGGGTTGAGGGTCCACAACAACATTTCGGGGTCTGTCACTAACGAAAGGAACTGAAACTGCAGATAAAACGGGAGACAAAGATTTGGCACTGGGGGCAACAGAAGCGTTCAAGTCCTTCTCCTTACCACTTCTACGAACGATCCGCTCAACTAGGATTTCTGAATCCACGCTAGGATCAGGGCTAGTTGAAACTGGGATTACACTAGGCTCATCTAGATTGAGCACAGGTGGTTCCCCGAACGGATCTTCGTCTGCGCCGGAAACTCTCGGTGTTTCCGAATAATAAGCGCCTGGACTCAGGAGTACAGATTGAACAGGTGAAACTGGTTCGGATAGTTTGACTGTTCTAGTGGAAGCAGGTAATGGGATATTCTCAGGGGCTTCCTTTGGCAATGGTGGTGCAAGAGGGGCGTTCGCTATAGCATTTGGCGACATTTCACCGGGCATTCTAACTGTTCGCATAATCTCTGAATCAGTGAGGTTCTTGCCTCTCTTGCGTTGAGAGGGTGGGGAAAGTGGTGCAGGGTCATTGTTGTCCTGCGGGTCCGGTAGTGTAGTTTTCCAACTCCTCGTTTGTGGAAGCACTGCACGTCTCAGACGAGTGGCGGGGGGCGTTTCGGGAGGGTCAACAGCAGGTCTTGGGATTATTCTTCTGGGTGCGAAACGAGGTTTTGCGTGCAAGGCATTCCTAGCAACCATGGCCGCGCTGTGCAGACCCTTGCCAGTCCATTTTGCGGCAGACCAAGCAGCTCTACCAAGCAGTGCGTAGTTCCGCTGATCAGAACACTTGTCAGTTGGAACGAGGCGATATTCGCCGGCGAGATGATATGGATTGTATGTCCTCGTGTTGTCTAACTTGTTCCTGAAGAATCTCTCGAACCAAGTATCCGGGGACAAGGGGTCTTCCTCACCATTGAGTCGGAAGGTGACAGCGTCGATGTAGCCTTGAAGTTTCCTTTGAGCAATGTTGCCGTTGCGCCATTTCTGGCGTCCCCAGTAACTGAGCATCACTTTCGCCTTTTCAGCAGCGCTCGGTTCAAGCAGATGATTGGCCATCAAAGCATGGTGTGCCAGACTGTACAATTCGGCTACACCAACTTCCCAGCGCGGTTCCACTCGCATTTTGCCAACGCGAATTTCGGCCATCAAGCCGCGAATCTTGGATATGACTTGCCTGAACGTTCTGTCAACGGGGTCCAAGCACGATACGTAGGCCACAAGTTGTTCGAAGCGTTGTCTGGGCACAACAATGTGATCAGTTTCGTCATGGCGCGTCATCGCTGAACTGAATACTGGTAAGATGTAAAACTGCTTGGTCTGGGTAGACCACATCGTTGGGACAACTTCAGGTGGGCCAGGTGCAATGGTCACTTTCAACAAGACGCAAGTGCCAACCTGCAGAAGAGCCTCAGATTGCAAATGGCAATCATGGAAAACTGGGGGGTTGCTCATCCAACTTTTGACCTTCTTGAAATTGTGAGAGTACCCAGCGGTGTGTTCACCCATGTGGAAGACGTGCAATTGGTCACCTTCTCGTTCATAACGCAAACCAGTGATCTCATCCGTGTAACACTTGACTCTTTCATCTAGCAGGGGAAAAGGTAAGTTCAGCGCTACGACAGCAGTAGACGAACCATTTTCAGCCATGGCTTTCGCGAAATCAGCCATGTCAATGTCATGAGCGCTAAACATCGACACGACTAAAGCTCCAAGAGTGTCATCCTCGCCTAGTACAGCGGCGTGGTTGCAATTCTCAAATTTGTGATCATGAGAAAGCACTCGATAAGCGTCTCTAGCTCCGGCAGCGGATAACATGTGGCGGTATGTGTCTCTTCCAGTAAGCATAGGTGCACAATTATGGATAACGTTCTGGAACAAGACCGTTTCAGCATTGGAGCCTCCAACCAAATGTATGGGTGCTTGAAGTTGTCCTTGGAGACGAGTGACTTCACGGCGGAACATGTTTCTCGCAAGAGCCAACCGAGGATGAGGTGCGGGATTACGACCAGTCCCCACGTTAATGTCAGGGAATGCGTCTTGGAAGGTGTTTAGCACACTCTCGGGGGTGTTCATCGGCAAAGGGTGCGTTGTCGTGAGATTCGGGAGATTGTTTGGAAGCTTGCCGTCACCGAGGCCTTCATAGAGTTCGGCTCGCCGTTTCTCGTTGACGGAAGGACCAATTGGCTCAAAGTCACGCCTCTCATACTCTGGCTCGCCAGAAGGCAGGACAGGATCGAAGTCGAGAGGACCGTGCAAAATAGAGATGCGATAAACCTCATCAGCTCCGTGAAATTCGTTGTCTTTGTGCGAGAGGAGGGCGAACAGCTTGAGACCCAACATCGTCCATGAACCAACTGACAAAACGCTCGTAATCAACGTGGAGGTGAAACCAAAGATGGCGGCGAATAGATCACAGATGAGTTTGGCAGTATCATCCAGCAGAGTTGGCCAGGAACCAAAACCGATCGCTTCCAGGAATTTCAAAACATTCTCCTGCGCACGTTGAACCATCCACACCAAGGCAAGACGGAGGTTCGCAAAGAAGAAAACAATTTCTTTACCAGCGTCACCAAGAGCATTGCACAAGGCTTCAACCAACTCCTTAAAGTCGGCGGAAAGATTTGTCAACCAATGCTGGAACCAGTTATCAAAGCTAGGCATGTGCTCCAAGTTATCTCCCGGCGAAGGGCGGGGTAGTGGTGGCAATTGATGTTCAGGATCCCAACTTGGCATATGTTCAAGGTTACCGTGGGGGTCAGGACGAGGGAGAGGTGGAAGCTGAGGGTCGAAAGTAGGCATATTTTCCAAGTTGTCATGAGGGTTTGGCTTCGGAATAGGCGGCAACTGAGGATCGAAAGTCGGCATGTTCTCCATGTTGTCAGGGAAGCCAGTGTTTGGGATTGGCGGAAAACTGTCTGGAGTTGTCGGAACTGGGATGGGTAGAGGACCTCCAGGACCTTGAAAAGGAAACACAAGCTCTTTGCCGAAATCCTCGGGTTCAGGGATTAAATTCGGCATTTGACTAATGTGAGGCATGTGCTCGACATTTCCGGGATCAGGATTGGCAGGACCCGGGGGAGTGATGATCGAGGGGCCAGGCAAATACGCATCTTGATCAGTGCCAGGTAGTCTCTTTGGAATCGGGTGCTCGTAATGCTTCTTTGCGTGCCTGTAGACTCTTCTAGCGTAATCCCAAAAGCCAGTTGCAGCAGCTTGTATTGCTGGTTTTGCACCTTGCAGAACGGCAACATCCGGAACAAACTGTTGGGCAGCACCAACTACCTTGCCGCGACCGACCAGTTTTGTGCAATGGAGCAAGAATTTCTCCGAAACAGCTTGAGCGCTGTGATACCCATCAGGGCATTTCCGGAGTGATTTTGCATCGACAATGTGGTAGTCGCCGTCCTCTTGTTCTTCGTATTTGATCCAAAGTTGGAAATAAGGTGCGTTCTTTGCGGTCCAGTCAACGATCGAATCCAGACACCAACCAACCATCTCGGCAGTGACTGTTTCCCAAAGTTCAGGCTTGCTAATTGACGGAAGTGAGCCGTTCTTATAACCGCCGGCTGAGACAATCTTCATCCAACAAGTGCCACCAGCTTGAACTTTTCTTGGGACTGCAATGGTGGTTGGAGGCGGTTGATACGGACACTTCCTTGGTACAGCGTACGGCTTCACCTTCTTGTGCTTTCGCTTCACCTTTGGTGCAGGTTCTTCAAACAGCTTTCCAATTGATTCATCATCGAAGTCATTCCAGAATTTGTTGTAGCGCTCATGGGCACGAGCGTTTCGCAACATCTTTCCGGTGATTCGAGAACGTTTCGGAATGTTTGCTCTTGGTTTGAAGTACAACGGGATCAATGGTACCCTATGGCGATTGAACCAGCATTGAAGCAATCCTGGACATCGTCTTGCTATTTCAGCGCGTCGCCTTGGATTGGGACGCTTATTTCTAGACGAATGGGTTTCAGGTCTGCAATCAGCCGACTCGGTGTCTGACACAAGGATTGCTTCGGCAACTGCTCTGGCTTGAGCATCGACGAAGGGCTTGCATCGGTTGATGGTGGAAGGGGTAATGGGAGGGAGAGGTTCGAATATATCTGTGATGATTTCTGTTTTGATCGCGTACTCGGTCATGCGAATGAATCTGCCGTCAATGAAGGGGTCGCAGTTGGAGTAACTGAGCTTAGTGCCGCGAGCACATATTTTCTCAATTATCCATCGATGGACGCGTTCATTTTTCTTTTGCTTTGTGAAGCGGATCCACCGTTGTGCGAAAGCCTTTTCCTTCATGTGCATGTAACAGTGCAACCGGAAATTGAAACGCATGGCAGGGTTCGAGGCCATGACCCGGTCTGATTCACACACATTGCATAGATTTGTGGCGTAAAATTCGTTGCATTGACCTAAATCAACACCACAATCTTCGCAAAGGCAGTTTGCTGCATACCACTCTCGGAATTTTGTTTCCGTCCCGTGGTAAATTTCCTGAGCTCTCGCTTCTTTTGCACTAGTAGATCTAGAAGCGCCTGGAACGACATTGCCACAACCGTGACATTCGTAACCGCGATACTTAATGCGGCTGGAATTGTTAGAACATTTCACGCACCAGTGAAATGAAGGTTCAACGGGTTCTGTTCGAACCACGCCGTGCTTGGGGCACGTAAG